CCTCCTATTCTACGCACAAGATTTCAAGGACACGGGCTTCTTCCATGCGAGTGCCGCCGATAGTCATCGAGCAGAACACTTGAGTCGCATAGTTTTTGTCGGCACGCTCTGAAATTTTCGTGTTCATGTCAGTACCAATGCCGAGCAGCAAACCATCATTCTGGAATGCAAAGCAGCGACGGTGGCTAGAGCCATCAACAGGAACCAGTTTGGTGCCGTCAATTCGCTTGCCGTTTACCGGGATGAATCGGAACCCTAAAAAGGTGTCCAATTCGCCGCGAGCAAGAGCTTTGACCGTATTGAAGTCCGAACTTTTTATTTCGGTCGTATTCAACAAGTCACTTACTTGATCTGCGGTGCAAACAATAACACGCCCATTTTCAGGAACATCGTCCCCGTCCATTGTTTCTTTGGCCGTGAGAAGTTTGGCAAGAGTCAGGCCCGTGCTGCCATTAGCAATAGCAGTCTGACCCGCGACAGTAGTGCCACCAGAAACGCCCGTGAAGGCATTGCCAAGAGCCGCGTCAATGACAACTTCATCCATTGCACGACCCATCGCCATGGCCGCTGCGCGGGCATAGTCAGAGGTTGGGTCGATGAGCATACGAACCTTGTCCTCATTATCAATGAGGTCAGCCCAATCAAAATCTTCAAGGCTTACACGACGGCGCGCATGAGGGGTGTCAACACGGGGCGTATCAGAATGGCGAGACGTACGACGAAGCGCCGCCGTTGCACCAATCTGTTCAAAAAAGGCGTTCTTGCCGGTTACCGACTCTTCGCGTACTGAACTGCGCAACTTGGACCCGTCCTGCTGGACAAGGTGCTGGACGTTGGCGCTGTACTGTTCGACGAAAGCCGTTGTCACTTGAATAGACATCGGTTTCTCCAATAAAAGTTAAAACAGTAATTTTAAGGGTTATCGCCTATGACGGCCCAAGCTGCCCTTTTGCTTGTGCGGGTTCCACGCGGAATTGTCCGCCTATTGAAAGGCAAGCAAACAGTATCGCGTTTGCTTTAAATATGCAAATATAAAAAAACCACCGTGAATGAGATCTTATTTAATCTTTTTTGGGTGGGCGTCCCAGTTTGGGGTTTTCAAGTTTAGGAACAATCCAATCGTAGTATTTTTGCGCGGATGCAATAGTGGTTTCCGGTGTCCCTGTGAGTGCCATTTTTAAGCACTCAATCTTAATAATTACATGGTCCATAATTAATCGACATAGGCTTGGTTGAATAAGTCCTGAACCTTTTTGACTATCGACACATGCTCTGGGTGTCGTTTATCAGTATACGCAGGATGGCCCATGATTGCCGCTGCTTCTGACTTAGCTTCTTCTGGCGTCATCGCCATTTTCGCGTTATTCGATGTTCCGGCTAAGTCTTTGTCCGCCATTGTCGTCTTGGCAATGTTGGCGAACGCTTTTAACACGTCAGGGTCATTTCCCATGCCGCTTGATTCCATTTTGGCGGCTAACTCGTCGCCGCCGTATTCGTTGAATGCCTTCTTGGCAAACTCTAAATTCTGGTCATAAGCGCGGCCCCACTCTTCACGCAGTGCGGTTTCGCCGGTATCAATGGATTGCGCCATAGAATCTTCCATAGCTTTGTGTTGGCCGACCATATTGTTGGCTTGCCACGAAACGAGAGAGCTAACTTGAGCGGAGTTTAGACCTAGTTTGTGGGCTTCCTGCTTGAAAGACGAAAGAGCCTCATCATTGAACTGGTTAGCTACTATTTCGGGAAGCTCGTCAGGCAAAGTTACTTCGTATTTTTCAGGGCCTTCTGGGCGACCTAAAAATTCATAGACGTCGTCCCAATCACTTTCCGTAACCGGCTTAGTGATTTTATCACGGCCAAGGTGGGATTGGAGATTGACGTATGAAGCCGCAAGGCTATCCACGTCCTTGAATTTAGAAAAGCTGGGGTTGTCCCTGATTTCTTCTGGAAGTGACGAGCGCCAGTCGGCGCTTTCAGATTCCGTTGTACTATTTGTATCGGTAACATCTGGTGCATTATCTGCTATCTCGGCAGGTGCGGTATCGCTAGGCATTACTTGTGATCTCCTGTGAAAGTTCTAAAAACCGTTCCGGTGTTTCGTCTAGTGCTGTTAGAATCATCAGCGCGACATTTCTCATGCCTTCGTTGAAAGCTGTGTTCTCCAATGCTTCACCCGGGACGAACGAAGGTCGCAGCACGCCGCACTCGCGGCAAATATGCGACAGGACGCGCTTGCCCTGCTCTGACCCAAAGACCACTTGGAAATCTTCTTTGGTAATATCAGGCAATGCTCAGACCCGCTTCCTGCGCTGCTTTGGAGACGTTGGCCCCCTTTTGCAGCATGTCCATAACATTCGCCCCATCAGACATAGCCTCGCGGCCCACCATAGACTGCTGCTGTGCCGCAGCCGCTTCCTGTTGTGCCTTTAATTCTTCCATCATTTCGTCTTCCGACTTCAGAAGCATCGGAGGCACGCCGTTAAGTTCTGCAACGTGGCGAACAGTGTCCGCGCCCTTCATGACTTGAGCCGCTTGTGGGTCCATGCCCGCAATTGGACCAATGAACTCAAGCGTTCTCATTATGCCCTGCGTTTCACTTTGGCGCTGCGCTAACGCAAGCGGAGACACATATTCAATCTTCAACTCGCGCTCAGATATAGACTCTGGGGCTTCCGGTAAACGACCGGCACGAGAAAGCACACCAAAGATTCTGTCGATCATCGGACCAAGAAATTCAGATTGCAGACGTCCAAGCGTAGGCCCTAGAAGTCGCAAGGTGCGTTCCGTGCGCTCTACAACTTCTGTCGCCGTCATGCGAGGCGCGCCTTGAAATTGCAGTTGATCCAAGAAAAACATCATGCGAATGCGTTCCCGCAAGTCCTGCATCATATCAAAACTGATCGGGATGTTACCGCCAGTAAGCAGCGGCTCAATCCGAGCGCCAGACGATGCTCGGTAATAGTTCAACCCGCCGGGGATTGTGCGAACCGGACCAAGAACGCCGTCGTCAGGCACCAGCAAAGGCGGGTCCACCACCTTCTGGGCGGCCTTGATGGTCGTTTTCATAATCTCTTGAAGCATCTTAATATCAGGTAACGCCGTCATTGCCGGACTTCTTCCAAAAACTTCTGAAGATGTCTTCGACCAGCGGCTGACCATGTACGGCATTTCATCGAAGCCGCCTTCGGCAAGAACATGCTTGTCCTTTTCGTCGATGTATATTGACGCCACCGGCAGCATATTCGCCGCCTTTTTACCTTTTACCGCTTCTTCGCGGGGATATACGCAATGCAAAAGATCGACATCTTTGTCGTAGTCTTTTTTCTCATACATCTTCGCAATGCGTGGAGATAGGGACTTTTCCCCCCACTTCTGCACGATCTGCCGGACAGTCATTTTGAAACTGCGAAACACCGTGTCAACAATCCCGTCAGCGCTCTCGGCAATAAATATCTCGTCAATATGGATCGCCCGAAAATTAATGCCTTCTCGCGTCACTGGCTCGCCAACAAACATGCAAGCGGTGCCAATCGAACATAGAGCAAGGTAATACTCATGGATGTGTGATGGGAACGCTACAGATGGCGCAGCTAACTCGGCAAGTATAACATTGGTTGTTTCCTCCAACCATTCTTTCGCTTCGCTGTCGTCGGAAACATTGTCATCGTCGTCTTTAATCCGCAAGCTAAACCAGTTTGAGGCAGGGTTCGTCAGCATCCCGTGCAGCCCAGCCGCCAGCATCTCGTTCGCGTGGATTCCGGTGCTATCGTAAATAACAGACGTGCGCTTGTCGCCCTTGGAGCGGGTTAAATTAAAGTCCGCCGCGTTTGGCAAAACGAAATTAGCGACATCTTGCCAATGACTCTCCCACGTTCCGCGTCCGGCTTTCAACTTTCCCTTGCGCTTAACAAGGTGAACAACCTGCTCTTGAGAAATCATTGAATCACCTTAAACCGTGGGGATCGCGACAGCTTGGAAATTGTAGTCAGCAATCGTCAAGTTGGCCGTTGATGTTTCATTCGTCCCGTGAATCTCAATATAATCGTTAACGCTCATCAACGCGCTACCCTGAAGAGAAACCGCACCTAACTCGCCAGACGCGGTAATTTTGCGAGTGACTAATGTCGGAGCAAGCAAAGCCCCGGAAGAGCCGCTAGTGTCGTACAGCCACGCCTTGAAAGAGATAACCTGATTGTTGGATGCAGCCGTGCAACTGAGAGACGCCGAAAACGTAACGACACGATTCGGAGCGCCAATGTAGCGCAGCCGCCCGGTGTTGGTGCTGTTGTTGTCGAACAGCAATTCATTTCCAGAAAGCGCCGTGGTCCCGGCAATCTTCACATATGTCCCAGCGCCCGAAATAACTGTTTCGGTCGAGTTGCCCTGCATCGAGCATTCGCCAAAGCTAGGGCGTAGAGACACAATCAAATCGCGGACATCATTCGCCGTGATTGCGTTTGCAGCTTGCCCGTCTTGAAATACGCCAGACAACAGGGCGGCTGTAGTTTGGACTGTATCTGTCATAATTTATTGGCCAAGTAGAGTTTTCTTGCCACCGACTTCGGCATCATCAACGCCAGCCGCTGACGTCAATATGGTGGACGTTCGGCCCTTTGCACCGGCTAGGCGTCGGCGCGACTCCTGTTCCGCCGCTCTAACTTCAACAGCGGATTTTTCTGGCGGGGCCGGTGGCGGTGGTGGCGCAACTGGTGGTGGACTCGAACTAAACATGCCGCCCATGGTGAAGCCTTTCAAAAAACAGAAGTTATTTGCGTTTATTATAGACCTGAATTTGGTTTTTTGTAAATGGTATACTTTTCCGTGTAACCGAGCCGCTCGTATAGCTGCCCCGTCCTGTCCGGCGTGATGCCAGCCGACACACCTAACAGCGGCTCGCGAACGCCCATTTTCAAGCACCACGCGTCGTATTCTTTGACCAACGCCACGCCAGCCATGCCGCCTCGGTGTTCCAATGTCACATAGACTGCAAGGTCGCCGCTGGTCAGGTCATTGCCGAAGAAGTGAGGGCACACAAAGCCTAAACAAAAGCCAATAATTTCGCCGCCACAATCTGACACCAGAGCCAGCCATTCGTTTGGCGTTGCCAATATGGTGCGCCCAAGCTCGCGCAGTTTGTCGGCGTTGAAATCAAGGCTAGAATATCGACTTTCCTTGTGCATGGCCTCGCCAAGAGCAATCAGAGCAGGGATGTCCTGAGCGGTCATGCGCCGGATCATTTTTTGCCTTTAGGTTTCTTTTTGGGTTTCGACGTTCCCATGCTTTTGTAACTTTCGGTCAGCAGGGTTTTTATGTTTTTGCTCATCTCAATCCCCTATCGCAACGGCCTGTCGGCCCCGGTAATCGTTGGTTTCGTAGTTCATGATATTGTAATCCATGTCGGCCACCGCTTGCTGGCGGTATACCTCGTTTGGCCTATTGACCAGTTTCGGGAATAGCTCGGTGAATCCCCATACCATGGCGTCGACCCTATCAGGTGAGCCGTCGCCTTCATACCCGGCGGCGGTCATTTGGCACATCTCAGATTCAAGTTCTGGGAATGTGCCGACGTGGTGAATCCGGCCCAACGCGTACAGGGCGCTGATCGGCTCAGCCCGTACGTGTTTACCGCGCGAGGCGTGGACCATGATGATGTTGAGACCGGGTCGGACGCTGTCGAGTACGTGGCGGCACATGTCGCCGCCTTGGTTCTTTTCAATCACGATCCCGTCGGCTTGGTAATGGTCGTGCATGGCGATGGCTCGCCGTGCCCACCGCTCGGGTGCGCCGCGTGTTGATGCATCCTCCAGAACGTATCCATGCCCTGATTCGCTTGTTGCTACCACCATGATGCCGTGACTATCGCTCTGGTCATGACTTGATACCGCCGGATCGACTGCTATCAGGATGCGCCCAATATCGTTAGGGATTTCGGTTTT